CGTGATGATAGTCCAGCGGCCTTCTGATTCGCTGTGTGTATGTCACCGTTCAATACTTCATCAGCAAACTTACCGCCATCAAACGGCCAAAGGTAATGGGCAAGGCATCGAGCTTCGATACCGCTGAGGTCCACGCCAACCTGTTTGGTGCTTCTACCTCCCCCGAGGCGGCCAGGTCCAAACAGAGCTCGGCACTCCGGTCCCAGGACTGACCTGACAGCAGGAACCTGGGCCATATTGGGGCTGACGTGGGCACAGCGGGCCGTTGCGCAGCCAACAGTAATCACACTGCCGTGAATCCTGTTGTCACGCTCGACGAGTTTCAACCAGGCGTTGTTGCCTGTGCTGAGTTGACCCAAACGTTTTTGCAGCGTAAGGATCTCAACGAAATCCTCAGCTCCAGGGATCTTCGACAGAACCGTTTCATCCACCTTGGGTTTCCCCGATTCGGTGAACTCATCTGGCTTCCACCCCAGATGGTTCTGCAGTACCCAAGCAATGTGGTCTCGGGAGTTGGGATTCAACTCTTTGAGACGGCACATAGTCGCCCCTTCCACATATCCTCTGGAAGAGTCTTTACGCCTTGGGGTGAAGAGCCCTCCGTCAACGAACGGGAACCGTTGTCTCAAGCGCTCGTTGAGAGTATTCAGTTGTCCATTGATCTCGCATTCAAGTTCCAACGCCCCTTGAACGTTGAAAGCAAAGCCAGATCTTTCCTGCAGGGCGACGAGACTTGCAAATCTCATCTCAAGGTCTACGGCACAAGGGATGCTGTTGGCCTTGGGTTGCAACCTGTGCCAAAGCTTAACATTTAGTTCCGTATCACAGACACATCGCTCTGCTAGTTCAGGAGTGAGTTTGCTGAAGTCCGTCATATCGGCGTGACGCTTGTTATGACCCAAGCGAAAGCCATACGCCTCAAGGCTGTGCCGTCCATACAGTTGGATCGGCATTCCTTCCCACTTCTTTTTGAAGTCCGTATCCAAGATGTTGGGATACAGCATTCGACAAAGGATCAAGGTATCAATAACCTTTCCCTTTGGTTTGAAGTTTGAATAGACCTGCTGGATCGCAGGGATGTCGTACTGAATAATGTTGTGCCCGACTAGGACCTCTGCGTTTTCAAGAATCTCCAGCCATTCCTTTGGGTCCTCAAGCAGCTGCGTCTGGCTCCCCGTGTGGATTGCACAGCAGTGAATCGTAGTAACGTCCCTCACATTGAGGGCATTGGTCTCCACATCGAACGTTATCGTCGATAAAGAGTTCGAGCCGCCTGCTGTAGCAGAAGTCGAGGAAGTCTTCGAGCCTGTCGTAGGAGAGTTGGTGGCAGCTGTCATTGGACTTGAAGAAGGACTGGAGATACCTCTTCGCCTTTTCAGTTACAGCAAGAGCCGTAACCTTAAGCGAGTTCATCTCCGAAACGTGGACATCAAAAGTCGGTTTCAAAAGAATCATCAAACTCAGCGGAACTTTTCACACCGCTCTCTTTAAACTCCAACATTCTGCCTGTACTTTCGTTGTATTTCACCGATCCCGATACACCACACCAGCCAGTGAATCGGTTCTTGAGCACACGGACAATAGTTCCGTTTGAGTCTCCCTGAGATTGCTGATTGCGCTCAAGCCCAATACAGATATCACTAAGTTGGCCGATAGCAGCGCTGCCGCGAAGTTGACTGAGTGAAGTTTGGGCTCCGTTTTCATGGCCTTTGTCTCCTGTTGGACGGCGCAAGTGTGACACCAAAAGCATCCCGCAGCCTGTTTCTTCAACAAAGCTTCGGAGTTTTGTCATCGTTTGGTCGATGGCTCGTCTTTCATCACCTTGGTCCAGACCTGAGACAAGAATCGATAGGTGATCAAATACGATCCAGTTGCACCCGCAACCAGTAACCAAATGACGTATACGGTTAAGCAAAACGGTAGGGTCGAGAGAGCCAAAATGGTCGTACAGGTATAGCCTGCCCGTTCCAAGAGTCTTTTCAAAAGCGGTTTCGATTTGTCCATCGGTGAAATGACCCCGGTCAATGTGGATTGGATAATTGAGTTCCATACCGACAAACCGCCGTGCAGTGCGTCGGATGTTTTCTTCAAGAGCGACGTAGCCCACTGTTTCGTTTTGATTTGTAAGTAAGTCATACGCAATTTCTGATACAAACGTGCTTTTCCCAATTCCAGAACCTGCCGTGATAGTACATAGCTCCCCTCGACGAAGGCCGTGAAGCTTGTCGTTTAGGAACTTGTAGGGATATTGAGCGCTCTCAATCTTGGGGTCTTCTAGGACCATCTGGAGCAGTTTGGTGCCGCTTACGATTCCATCTGGTTCATACTCAGCAGCACTCCAAACCATCTGCATGATGGCTTTGCTGTCCCCAGCTACAAGAGCCTCGTTGGCATCTTTGTACTTTTCAATCTTGCCGATCTTTCCAACACGAGGAGGCAAGAGTTGTACTGCTTTCTGTACTGCTTTCTGTCCGTGCTCGTCGTTGTCAAAGCACAGGATGATCTCATCAAACTTCAGAAGCCAATCGAGATTACTCCGAATGGATTTCTCCGCAGAGTCAGCACCATTAGGTAGCGATACGCACGGCCAAGTCTTCCGTACTGTGGCGTAGCTAAGACAGTCGTACTCACCCTCAAAGATAACCAACAGCTTGCCACCACTCCATTTCTCTTGCCCGAGAAACGTATGATCAGGATTGGAGCCGTGTTGGACAAAACTCTTGTTTGGCTTACGAATTTTGTAACCAGTGAGACGACGGTCTTTGTCGTAGATGGGCCAGAAGTAAGCCTCACTGTCGCCATAGGTACCTTTAAAGTACCCAAAGAATTTGCATTCAGTCTCTGAGATCCCCCGGTTCGGGATGGATTTGTAGGTGCCGATGATTGGATCGATCTCATGGGACTCAGTTTGGACAGGGACAGACATCGGAAACGATGAGGAAGGAGAAAGGTGATAACTACAACCAGGGGTGAAGCAGTGCTGTCCCCCATCGTCGTAGACAGCAACGTTGTCGCGTGATCCACACCGTGGGCAGCTTGATCTGCCGACAACGCGAGACATAAAAAGACCTCCAAGGGTTTACTCCCCTGGAGGCCTAGGTCCTTTCTCTATGTCCGATCAGACTATAACAGAGTCCAATCACGAGGTAGAGAAGGTCCCTCACACCAGGGGACATTGTACTTGTCGCACCAAGTGGCGTAGGTCATACGGCTTGACTTGGTGAGTTTCCGATGGGCCTTTTCGAAAACCATTCGAATGTCCACATCAGAGTGCTGTTGTTTGAACAGCTTGATCAGCCTGCGATCCTCTTGGTCAAACCAGCCTTTGACCTCAAGCACGACACCGTTACCAAGAACGAAGTCAGGGGTGTAGCTCCGTGGAATCACGAGGTTGTACTTGCGTTGCTCGTATTCCCAGTACACCCCGTTTTCGCTGAGATCGTCAGCTACTTGACCTTCAATGGGTGAGCGAAAGCCATCAGCTTGGCGTTTGCCGTACTTGTGGAATCGTCGGGCCACTTACTCAAAAGTCAGGATCTTCGCCAGACACAGTAGCAAGTTCTTGCAGATTTGGCTTGCTTTGTTTGAAGCCAGATTGCTTTGAAAAAGCCTTCGTGATGTCGAAATCACCACGGTCAGTGCCCGTGATAGTGACAGCTTTCAACACCTGAATGCCCTTAGGACACAGCCTGAGGCCTCCCTTAGGCGCTTTACGAGGGATGAACGTAGGCTTAATGGCTACGAGCACCTCAGAGCCCTCACGCAGCTTCAAATCACGAGCAATGGGTTGCAGCTCGCTATCCACCACCGGCAGTGGAAACTCCTCGTAAGACAGCTTGGCGGTCATCTTCACCACCACTGAGCCATCTTCGTTGGCTTCAAACGGAGCATCGTAAAAGCTCTTACGCCCCGTGGCATCACGCCACCAAGCACAGGCTTTGTCGTACTCCTCGCTGAGCTCTTCCAGCAGCTCATCAGCCTCTTGCACGAGGACCTTCAAACGGAAATCACAGGGCTCCCCGTTGTAGGTAGGAGTGTCGTAGAAGTCAGGGATCCACCCAGTCAGTGTTCCTTGGACTTGCATCTCGATGACGCGAAAGGACTCACAGAAGGTACCTGCGGTGCTTACGTCCAATCAGAGAGGTGTGACAGCTTTTTAAGTGACCTCTTAAGGGGTAGACAAAAGAGACCTCTCTCATTACCTTTTAAAGAGCTCTTTTAAAGAGGTTTTAAAAAGGGTCTTTTATTGTCTCCCTTTTTAAGACTGTTTTAAACCGTTTTAAAAGAGTTTCTTTATCGCCATCTTAAAAAGCACTAACAATGACTTCCGAAGAACTTAGTCAGTATCTCAATGAAGATATTGAACTAGTTGAACAAGCACTTAAAAAGCTTGAAGCTGAAGAGTTAGTTGAAAGAGTTGAATTAGAAGACGAAGATAAAGAAGAAGCTACAGAAGATGATTACTACGATCCTTCTCTGTGGGAGCAGAAGTGATGCCTTGTATCTTGGGCACTAAAGGTCAAATCACTGGCTATGAGTTTGAAGAGATCGTTGATCGACTCAAATATCCAATGAGTCAACTCAAACAACTACTGCCAGATAGCGAGAGAGATTATTGGGAAGGATACGTTGATGCGATCTGTGATCTATTTCCTGACGCATACGACCTTCTTGAGTCTCAAAAGGGAACTGAGGATTATTGAAATCTTCTACATCACAACCAACGCCTTCATTATTGCTGGTGTCATCAGACACTGGAACAACAACTAAATACACAGACGAAGAACTAGACGCAATGTGCGACAAAGCTCTTCGTGATGAGATCATCAAAGCTTGTGCTTGTGCCTATTGGGAGAACGAGAGGTTTAAAGACTCTCTCATTGACGCCCCAGAGCGCCTACAAGCCGTGTTTGACGTGATCTTGGGGTATACCCACCAGTTCGGTGTTCAAGAGGTCTTACAGAGGCTTGTAGACCCCTCTCCTGCTACGGTTGATGGTTAACCTTTAGACCAAGGAAAGTCGTTGGACTCATCATCCTCGTAAAGAGATTCAAAATCTCCTTCTTCGTTCATGAAGAAACAGCGGCTTTCTTTGATCTTTTGGTAGTCCTCTTCCAAGAGATCAGCAAATGCACCGACTAACGACTGGCACATCCCTGCTTCTAACACTGATTTGTGTAGTACGGACTGTGCCTCAGCCACTGCAACAATTCGCTCTGGCTCATCCATCCACACCAATTCCTGTTCCTCATCTGACTCCTCACACTCCAAGAACTCAAGCGCGTGATTGGCTCGACCTTGTAGCACCTTCATTCGAGCCATCAGAAGCGGTACATACTGAGCAGCCACTTGCTTAAGCGGTGCGTAGAACTTCTCCTTGGCGTTGGCTGGGACTAGCATCTTTGAAGAC